AACGGGTTGTCAGTCTGGAACTTCGCAGTACAATAACAACCGTCAGCGGCAGCCCATGAATGGGAACCGGGCATGATCTTAGCCTCCGCAATGGTGTTCGGAGGACAACGGAACCACGACGTGGGATTCTTAGGCGGGATGTAAGGGTAGCCGTTGATGTAAGACGAGGTGTTTGACACGTCGGGTGCATTACCAACGACAGGTGATGAAGCTGCCGTCTCAAATGAATTGCCGTATTCGTATACGGTCACAGCGCCCTGCTTGTAGATCTGGGCGGTGGTGTTGACAACCTCAAACCCGGAGTAGATGAGTCGGTACACTCCGAAATCCGAGGTCTGGAAGTCGAGGTAGTTGTCAAGGTTGATCTGCTGGAGTTGGTAGCCTCCTCCGCCCTCTTCGGGGCAGTGCAATGGAGTGTAAGTCCAGTTGCGATCTTCAATAGAGTCAGCAGGGACGCTATTGATGAGAAGACCATCCATTCGCCCAGTCCTGGTGTAGAACCTTTCCTGATCCAGGTCGAAGGTCTGAATGGTACCAGCAGCGTTGAGGAGAGACAATGCACTGCCCGGCGTGCCAGTCTCCGGGCGACCGAATGCATGGGCATCGGCTGCTACGAGAGAACTAGCAGACATTGGGTTGAAATCAATGGGAGACGTCACAATGTGGCAATCCCAAGTTTGGTCAGCTTGTAGACCAGGTGGGGCCGACACTGTTAACGCCTGCCTGACCTTGACCACGACAGTCGGATCCGTGGACACATCAGGGTATCCGCGGACATGTTCCAACTGCTGATCGTGGAATGGGTCTAGAGCACTCTTGACCCAGTCGCACGCCTCAGGAGTTATGAGACGATTTTGACAGAGTTCGTGCATCGGGTCCTTGGACCGGACGATGTCCCGAAGCCGCATGGCCTCGGTGGAAGCGCTCATTGGAAGTACGGTAAGTGAAACTCTTTCGCGCACCGATGAAGGTGCACAAGCCTGTAGCTTTCGAGGGGTCAATCTCTCACCCAGTCTGACCGATTCGGCAGCAAACCTAACGGTCACAGACGTCCAGAACCATCCCGCGCATTCGCGCGTAGAAAGAAACGTCTGCTGGGAAGGGCGTCGCACGCCACCTCACGCTGATGCGCAAGGTGGCGTTTTCGTACTTGCCTCCTCTTTGTGGAGCAGCTCCTCGAGCGCTAGCTCGGCAGCCGCCGCCAGCTCGTCAAGTGAGTAATCGGTCATGTCTGACCGTGACGGCTGCGCGGAAAGCAAGTTGGCGACTGGACCAGACATCCGCACCGTTCCCTCAGGTTCGGCGTCAGGGTCAAAGTCCATTCCTGGCAACTGGAAGGCATCAAGGTCCTCCCAAGTCGCGCACTGGGCAAGGGACTTAAGCCAGCCCTCAAGCTCCGTAGCACTATCGAAGTTAACTTGAGGGGCAATGGCCTCCAGCATCATCGGCACATCGTCGTCCGAGACGCAGTAGGGTCCGCCAGCTACGCGATAAAACATGTCCCGATCCGTCGCGAGGAGATGCACCATCTCCTTGGAAAGCATTGGAGTGCCATCATCGTCGACCTCAACAATGCCCTCGTAGGACTGCAGGTCGACGTTGTACATCCTCGCAACGGCGATGAGGTATTCACGAATTCCGGGTGTTTGCGAATCGGTTGTCCAGTAACCGAAGAGCTTGAGCTTGTACTTCTCGACGTCTAAATTGCGTGCGACGGAGAGTTTGCGGAGTGCCTTGACGACATCCGCGTACGAAGCCAGAGACTCCAACGGCTTTGGATAATAGCGCCCGAGAAAGAACGTGCCGTCTTCTGGACGCGAGAACGCCACTTTGAGCTTCATCCCAATTGCCTCCGTAAAGAAAGTTGCGGAAGCACTCCAGTCATCATCTGAGATGCCCGGAAGGTGAGGCCCTACGCCATCATCACCGAACTTTGGGCCGATGACGGCGTACGGAATGCTGTAAATGTCGACTTCCTGGTTCTTGAACATGAAATCACCCCAGAAAAGGTGCGAGAGGTCACCGCTCTTCTCCGCGTAATGCTTGAGCGCAGTGCGGATGGTGGTCCTCTTGACGGTCGACAAATCCAGCTCCATTTTGTGGCGCAACCGAAACGTGGTTCTCGTGATTGCAAGGCACGTTGACACATACTCAACGAACGCAGACACGACGGTGTTAAGTTCTGTTGTCACGCCGGATCCGCTGTTGTTCTTGAAGCCAGTCTTAATCGGCTTACCGTTGAGCATGGTCGTAAAGTCCACGTTTGCCTTGAGTATCTTGTCAACTTCCTCGTAATCGGCTTCGTGGACGAACGCCAGGAC